CGGGCTCCTTAAAAACCCACGATAAATAAAAATTCGAGCTTATTAAAAATTCCCCTACACCCACAAAGTAAGTGTAAGTTAAAAAAACTAAACTCGATTCTTACATCGTGGGTATCCTTAAGACATTCTTAAGTAAAACTAACCTTGCAGTTAGTATCAATCGACCCGACCGATTGATTTCCTATGTAGCGTCAAAAACATCTGACGTGTAAATAGGTGAGGCGCCAATAAAAAAGAAGAAAGAAAAATCTTCTCCAATGGCGGTATAAACTTCTAAAAGCGGAAATGATTTAGCGTCAGTATTACGAACATTCATATTTAAAAAATGTCCACCGCCGTTATAATTTCCTTGATACTTTTCGTCGTCAGTGCCAGTTGCAATAACTGGCTCATTAACTTCAACGTATCGCATAGGATGGTACATAGGCAACTCATACTCCAAAGAAGGATTAACCAACGCGGAGTTAACACAAAAGCCTTCCAAAACATTGGACTCACCGTTCTGAGAAAGGTAAGCACGATTAATTTGAACTCTGGATGATCCAGTTTCTTTAATGACAACAGCATTACTTTGCTCACTAAGTATTCGATCCGAAGATCGAGTAGCCTTAATGAGACCAGTATCACCCTGTCCTTTGGAAAAAATGGCTTTGTATCTAACAGCACCACGCCAACCTATATAAGATTGCATAAAATAACGAATGTGAGTCAATGCTACAACATTATAAGTAAATGAACCTGAAATGGTATCGGTACCCGACGTAATGGAAGAACCATACGTCGGACCTGGACCAACAGGTAAATTAAAAATATTGTATTGCAAAGAATACGTTTCGTCGGCATCCAATCCTTGATTAGTTAAAGGTCGATGAAAATTGTATCTTTTCATTAGAGAACGTATGCTAACAATTTGCTCACCAAAGAAAACTAAATTACTACGTGGATCATGCGTACAGTATGATCCATTTATAAGACACATAGTGTCTTGATTTGGATCATTTTCCTGTGTAGTAATTACTTCACTCTGAGCGAATGCCGGCGGACCGACAGTTTGATCCTGGCGTGCATACGAAAGAAGTTTATATTCGTCGTTAGGCTTCTGAACCTGAAAATCGTCGCCAGCAGATATATAGACATTAACATCTACAGCTGATGTTGTAATTGAACTAGCTAACTCGTTCATAACATAAACCTGTAAAATGCCGTTAAAAGCAGGAATCCCGGTAAGAATACCAGGATAACCTTTACTCATAACAAATTTGTCAAAAGGGACGCGCACATTACAATATGGTTGCATCTGAGACCATTTCACTTCAATAGTAAAATCTTTGGCCTCAGCCAAATCTAAAATACAAGCGTACCTATTGTTTAAGTCAAAATCTGCAGCTGGATTATCACTAGGATCGTAAACCACTGCTAATCTTCCTCTATGAAAAGCAGACGCTACAATCTGAAAACGAAAGCGTAACGAACCTCGCCAAGATTCAAATGGTGTACAAATATGAGATAAAGGAGTCTGTGTATATAAATAATTACCAGAACTAAGCTGGTTAATAGGCCTAACCATAGGATGAACAGCAACGGAAAAAATTCGTCTTTCTGTGGGAATCTGAGAATCCCAAACGAAAGTTCCAATAAAAGCCTCTTTTTTAGCTAAAAAGCCAAAGGCCATCTGATCATCGGAAGGCAATCCAACAGATCCAGGATCTATAGTAAGTTCCTGTTTTGGATCCAAACTCAATTTGTTTAAACAATCACCACCTGAAAATGTCGCCATATTGGCAGACAATTGTGGTCGCATTATCATTGGATCAGTAATGATAGGTGGGCGAGAAAAGCCAAATAATCTGGCTACGTCAGCGACCGCGCCAGAAGCAATATGAGTAGCTCTGGCAAAATCTCCAATTACTGGTATTTCCGTAAAGTAATTGGCGTAGTCAGCAATAGCCGAAGCCGGTCCCGAAATCATACCATCTTTTTGGTACTCATCGGTATTATTCGACTCAGGCATTTGCTTCTTAATCTTCTTTCCACTTTTCTTTTTACCATTAGAAACAGGCGTGCTAGTTTTAGTAGACTGCGCAACAGCAACAGCATTTGAAGTTAATCCAGTTAACTGGACATCTTCTAACCAAGCAAAACCTGTTATGGTTAAAGGGTCAGTGGCCCCATTATTATGTTGTAAAGTATTCAATTCCCAAATCTCTAATCGTCCCATTCTATCTATGGATTGTGGTGCGTTCAAATCTAGATAGTTTGTAGCCGCAAAAAACGGCCAATCTATATGCATAGGTTGATTAGTAGAAGGGTCAATGAATATATGCGGACGTTGAGAATAAAACACCTTGCCAAATCGTTCAGAAATGGGCACTGCATTAGTTTCATAATTGGTAGTGGTCAAAACTGAATTTATCCCAGCAATAGACATGTTATTGTCATATCGAGTGGGACGCACTCCGATAAAAACCCTACCATAGTGATAGGGACTTCCATTAATTTGGAATTTAAGTTTCAGTGTAGCGCGTAACAGTTTGAACGTATCCAATTTATTTTTAACTCGCGCATCATCTAAGAATAATTCCCAAGGGTTTATCTCATCCGCAAAAGCAGAAACAGCACCAACTTCCCAAGTCTTTCGATAAATCTCTACAGGACGCGACATAAAATTAGCCAAGGATCCATTTTCCTGGTATCCTTGATTATAAGTGACGTCTTGGTTCATCAATCCAACTTGTAAGTCGATCTGTTTTTCAGCATCAGCAAACATAATATTTTCTTCCTGTTCTTGAGACGTATCTTCCTCAACAACAGTTTCTTCTCTAGCACTTTGCGCTTTCGCAAGGCGGCTATCTGTCCTTCTAGACTGAGTATAACCTAAAATTAACGCAATAGCATCTTTTGGTTCCATGATGTCATCTAACAATACATCTTTAAACCAAGCAAGCTGCTCTTTGTCCATCTTATTGATAATACCAATCTCAGTTTCGGTTAGAGTATACTTAGGGCTCCAACCATCCCAAATTTGTTTTAAAATATCCATAATAATACAAATACTAAGCGCAGTACGCTAAAGGTCACATAGTTTAAGGTGATTCCAGCACCGGGCAGTTTACCGACTTGACTGGTCTAAGGCTAGTTTAATGTCTTTTCGGACTATGTGACTAAGTGTTTGTAATGTTAACATAAGAATAATCATTCTCAATTTCTTCACAGGAATCACATCCACACATATCTTCAAGATCAAAAGTCATTAAATATACCATGTGGCAATTATCGCAATGCAACTCTCTATGAAAATTAAAATGTGTAAAATATCCTGTAATCTGTAACATACATCCACAACCTTCAGCCATATCAACAATCATCTCGTCAATATCAAAATCTTGCGTAGAAGCAGTATCACTACTCGTAGATTCATGTTCACCCTCCGAATGAACAATCGATTGAGCTTTGGCCATATAACCGTCGTCACCATAACAACTAACGTAAATCTCCTCATAACATGGGAGATACCGTGAGCTTAAATAACCACGTAAATTATATTTGTCCAATAAAGAATCTAAAAACTTCTGTCTGGCATTAAAAATACGACGTCCATAATGAAAATATTCTAAATTGGCTGCTCTAATAATCTCGGCACACTGCTGTTCAAAACTAATGACGCGTGACCTAGTGCAAACGCTTAAACTTTTTATAATTGACTCTTGATCTAATGGTGCACTGTACCATTTATGACCTTTGCGCTTAACAAAACTTCTCTTTAAGAAATCCGCTTCTTCAATACAAATAAAAGGAACAGACTCAGAAGTCTTGTCAGCCATGGTATACTCAACACCATACCGGCCAAGAACTGTACTAATATTAGTGTGATTAAATGCATCAACATTAGAAGATGCAATATTGTCATCACCATAAGTCAACAACGACATATAATCACTAAAAAACTTAGTGCAATCAAATGGAATACCAATCTCTTCGGCAATTTCCATACAAGCCAGCATCATATAAAAAATGTTTACAATGGAATTTATTATAGTGGTCAAATTATGACCTGAAGGGTTTGTACCAAAAAATTCAACTAAAGTGCCAAATACATTTGTTATTGGATAAGCTATCTCAGTAGCCACGGCCCTCATCAAAAGAATATCATCCTCAGGAAATCCTGCTCGCTTTGCAATATTAATCAAAACTTGAAAAGCTGCTAAAATTAATCCTGGCTCCATTCTCTTGTCAAAACTAGCATAATCACCAGCAATAATACGATCAGCACCAAAACGTGTAATATGATTTGTAATAATAGTCCAAGCTTTACTTGAACAATTCAAACCAATCGCCACGCCAAAATGGTGACGATGCACACCAGTAAAAATGGGAATAACCCACAAAAATGCTTGTCTAGCCATAACTGAGAAAAACAAAGAAGAAGAATTAAAAATTCTACATTTGTTCTTTGCATGCTTGTCACGCGTAATAGGTTCATCCTTAAAAGTTGAGTCCCAAACCGTTGACAAACGTTCACCATTAGCAATCCGCTCATAGCCAGCTTCAATTTCTCTCAAAATATCACTTGAAAGAACATAGCAAACATTGTGTCCATCTCTTGGCTCAACTTCAATAAAATGCTTATCCTTACGACCTTTATGAGCAAAACCACCCGACGTATTGCCGGGTAATCTGTTAACATAAGCTTGTCCATCCAAACCGTTAACAGCAACAAACAAATCACATTTGGAATTTGGAACAGAAATATCAAACCTATCAATTAACCGCATGCAAATAATCTCATAACCAATACGTACTCTGCGAATATTTTTTGGTTTAAAATTACTCTTAACGCACATCTTGTTAACATTTGCGATGACACATTTTTTCCAAGAAATGCCTTTTGGTGAAACATAAGCACTCTGAGAACGATTAAAATGTTCTAACACTTCATCATGCATCAATGTTGGACACACTAATGTTTTAAATTTAGGACGATGAATATGTACAAAATCGCCATAAAAACGCAAACTACTATCCGGATTCAAATTACGTAAAGGACTTTTAACATGTAAAGATTGAGCTAAACTTAAATCCTGTGATGTGGTATATATCTTATTGGCATCAAAACCATTAAAAGACATCGGTTGAATTTCGGAAAATTCAACATCAAAAACACCACAAGGAATTGGACATATAAAAACTTGAAACATAGCGGGAAATGAACGCATGGCAACATGTATGCCGCCAATAGCATAACCATTAGCACCTCTAACAATGTATGGAGAACCACACATACCACCAAACGTACGCCTGGTGGAAAAAGCACTGTAACCATCATAATCATACTTAATATTAGGGTGATCTTCTTCAGTATAAATACATCTGTCATTTTGAAAAGCATTCACCCTCAAAGTATTAATTTTACCTGATGGTCTGCGCTCAACTATCGTCGCTGTTGTTTTGCCGTTAAATGTATCTTTTAATAAATATCTGCGTAAGTCAGTAAAACAACCAAAAACAGCATGTTGAAATAAAACAATATCAGTATCACCAAACACTTTAAAACAAGTCTCATCAACCCTGACTTTATGTCGCGAAGACCCTGGTATGTTATGAGTAATTTTATTATGAGAAGTAAAATGGAAAAATCCTTTAAATTTGGACTCCAAAACTTGCAAATAGTAATGTTTAGCAATCACAGCAATATTACCGTGTATTCCCAATATGATATCGGGAATACTATGACGCTTAACACCATCATTATACTCATATTTGGCATATATAATGTTTCGTTCACATTTACGTATTAATTGATCTTCGGTTATATTATTCTGAGGGCGATCAAATCTAGTTAAAGGCGTAAAATCAGGCGTCCAAACATCAAGGACTCCCTCTTCAACTAAACTTTCAACTTCTTGTCGATCGGATTGAGCAGTAACTTCGGCTAAGCACTTCTCACACTCAGCTTGAACAATGATGCCATCACATCTCTGATCTATCTTAGTATGCGATACACGAACAGTTTTATGATCAATAGTTTCAATGTCGATATTGCTGTCTTCATCATCCTTTTTCTTCTTTCCAAAAAAGAAAATGGAAATAATCCAATAAATTCCAGCAATAACAGCGAAACCAAATGCAACTGTATAAAATTTTCGACGATTGTTGCAGCGCCAATCCTCTAGTCTAGAATAATACATTTTCCTTCGAGGTGCTGCTAAACATTCTTCCGCATAATAGTAAGCTCCAGTCAAATAATCTTTACCTGCTATTAAAGCGTTAGAATAGCCCATTAAGCTCATACAATTATCCATAATTCGTTCATAAAACCAATTAGGATGGGCAAACGGGTGCATAGCACTGGCGCACACGTTGTAAAAAATAATTTTAGTGTACGTAAACTTTATGCCTGCTTTAATCCAATACCACTGAAAAGTCGAAAAATCTTCACGTTTCTGATTTGCGTATCGTTCAGCAGGAGTCTCAGATCTATCCGAAGTTAATTTCAATGGCTCTTTAACTTGCATAATATCATCTTCATCGGTATGACGAAAAGAATATATCTCATCATCCTCATCAGAATCTGTAGTTGTCAACTCAGATGATACATCAATATCATCAGATTGAGCCAAAACGCAACTACAAAGTGCAGATGTAACTCCACACAATTTGCAAACTTCAGATTTCATAAAATGCTTACCAGCATCTTTAGCTTGCGCCACTTGTTGATGATGTGGAATTATGCAATGCTCCTTCAAAAATAAAGCAAGCTCTAACAATGACATGTCAGGCCTACGAGCACCGTCTTCCTCCCATTCTTGAGTCTCCTTATTCCAAATAACTCTAACATTGGTTCCAGAAACATTCTTGTATTTCCGAACGCCAAAATAATGCAACTCTGGGTTGTTAGGATTCTCCATATCACCCTTCAAACGAGATTCACCATCGTGACAAAACTCAGGGCGAACAACGGCATCAATAAAAATAAATCTACGTAAAATGCCTCCTCCTTTAATAAAATAATCCTCAAAACCACATGTTAATTTGTTAGAAGTTACAGCCACAACATCCGCTAAAAACGGAATGCGGCCCTTATTTTCTAATTCAGCTTGATTAGTAATCATTGGAACAGAATTAATCATTGCTATGAGTTGTTTTAAAGCATTATGAGTAGCAACCTCTGGTTTGGCTGCACCCAAATCATCAATAACAACATATTTATGAGATGTTAAATATCCAGAAAAATAATCATCTTCTGGATTCAAATCATATCGTTGTTGTGCATCATAACTCTTAGAATAATAACCTTCATAAACACAAATATCTGAAATGATTTTAAAAATTTTATCTAATATTTGTGATTTACCAATAGATGGCGTACCACAAACAGCAAAGGCAAAAGGAGGACTTCGCTCGCGCGAAACGTCAAGTTTCAACATAACATTACACATGTTCATCTCAATTTTGGCCAATTCTAATTTAAGTTGGCCAACTAATTTCTTATCAGA